TTAGGTCTGGAAGCCGAGATTCGGTTTCACTTTGAACGTGAACCCTATAAGATGTATTTGTTTTACTACTCATTATCTATTTGCTCAAGTTTTCTAATAGCCCATTCAACTCCAGCAGTTCCGCCCCAAGCATCCCAAGCAAGACCTCCGCATCCTTCTGAATAAGGGACATCTTTGTGTTGCTGATGGCGTTTAAAAGACGCCATCCTTGCAATGGTATCTCTCGAAATAGCCTCTCCATTGGCTAATTGATTGGCTCTTTGTTTCCCAGTTGCTTCAAGACAACTCCCCCATCCATTCTCTTCAGCCCATTTCAATGCTCTTTTAGCATTGTTTCTTGCCCCTTCTGGGTAATCAGAGTAAGACTTTAATTCTTGAGCAGATTCTAACTCATCAAGGAGTTGATTTATCTTTTTCATAACAGACAAATCCTCTTCATCCCATCCTTGATTCTCATTAAATATCCCTTCAATAGAAAACCCTAAATATTTCCCCGCTTTAACATCTTCCCATACATCATCATTCTCGATACGCATAGCAACTGCCCAAGCACCCTCTGGTGCATTAAGGTCATATAAAGCGGTCTTATCTTTTGCCTTGTCTTCTACAATCCAAGACTCTGTCAAATACACCCCATCAACTTCCATTTCGTGTTCAATGGTTGCATTGTGTATCTTTAGCGATTTAAGGTACTTTTCAGCCGCTTTACGGACTGTATCCTTACTGAAGGTTATGTTATACTCAAAACCACCATTATTGCGGTAAATCTTCTTATCTGGCACAAGAGCCAAACCAACAACAAGGCGTTTCTCCTCATCCATTGTCTTTAACTCAATCTTATGCTTTGACAATGCCACAAAATTCTCTTCTATGGCTGGGAACTCTACAAGTGAGATTGCTTCAATCCCACTCTGGTCTTCATCATCGATGAATAGTTCAATTGTTTCTAAATCATCTATATCCCTCATAATAAATGTTTATATTATAATACTTTATTGGTTGTGTTTTGTCTTATATTCCAGCAGCGGTAACTGCATTCGCCTCTATCTCACCAGCAGTTCTCAAGTCATCATAAACAACATATGCTCTTAATGGTTCACCTACTTGACCAGCAACAGTGGACGCTAATTGATTAGTGCCACTTGCCCCTACGATATTAAAGTCTGGTCTGAACGTAGTACCACCTCCACCTCCACCAGAAGCAGCAGAAATTCTTCCAGCACTGCCTCCAGCATTTCTTGTAGATATATATGACGCAATAATAGCAGCAATAGATAATCCAGAACTTATATTATTCTTTGTGACTAATGCTTGTGCTGCGATTTCTGAAGCACCAGCAGTAGGTATGGCAAGTGCAGCACCTTCTGCTTGAATTTTAGCGTTAGATGCAATTGTACTTACAACAATATCAGCAATAGCAGCCCCTTTTTCTATCAATAATGCTACCTCTGCCATCTTTTCATTTTCCCCAGCAAGAGAACCTAAAATGCTTGATATAGAATACATATAATTTACATATTCTGCTTGAGCCCTTCTTTTCTCATCTATGATTAACAACTCGTAATCAAGTTCATTGCGGGATAACTCCATTCGAAGCATAGATAATTCTTTCTCTGCCTCAAATCTCTCAAAAGACCCTTCTTTAGTATCAAGAAGCATAATTTTTTCTTTATGAGCAATATAATCAGCAAGTAAATCATTGTTGGCTTGACTCGCATCTATCCTTGCTTGAGCATAAAAGTTTCTTCTTGAATCTAATTGATATTGTTGCTCTTCAAACTCTAATTCTCTTGCAGCATTATAGTCCTCTTTAGTCCAAAAAACACCATCACCTTTAGGGAAAAAATCACTCTCGCTAACTTTAACGTCCTTTTTCTTCCCTTTTCTTCTCTTATCCTCAAGTTCTACTATATTTCCAATAATGGTTTTATTGGCTTTCTGTAGTGTTAATATATATTCTTGAATACTAACTATTTCATTTAAAGCCCCAAATTCACCTTCATCATATCTCTGTCTTGCATCCGATAATAACAATTTTTGCTCCTCTATCCCAAGAAGATTCATTGCTAACTGAACTCTGTCTGATTGTAATAAATTTTGGTCTTTAATTATATCTACATCATCAATACCCGCTTGTTTAAGTCTATCAGCAAGTTCAACAAGCAATGCCTCTTGCTTTGTTGTCTCTAATAACCCTCTTTGATATATGTCTAAAAACTTTTGACTAATGATTGGTGTTTCAAGGAATTGCTTTAGATTTTTAATCCTTTCCTTTAATAACTTATCATTTCTAATAAGTTCATCATTCTCCTTGTCTAAAGCATCAGTGACGTCATCTATAGACCCCTCTGCTTTTTTGTTTGCCCCATATAAATCATCAAGAATAGAAACAACTAAACTTATACCAATTAGAATACCGCCCGGCCCCATAAATGCTCGACCCAGTGCAGTTAAAGCACCACGAAATCCTCCAGCCGCTTTAGTTGTAAATACAATAGAAGATGCTAACTGTGTGATGTTGTTAGCCATACCCCTAATTCCATAAGGAGCATCTTGAATTACCCTACCAAGTTCTAATATAGATGATGTAGCACCACCACTTGCGTTTTTAAGTTGGTCTAGCCCTCCCTTACCATTAGTCCCAGTAACAACAGTGCCAAGTTGACTGCTTAATTGTTTTGCACTGTTAGCAGTCTTTATTATTTGTCCTTCAAGATTTTGAATTTGACCTTGACCAGTTTTGGTGTCAAATTCTATTATATATCTAACTCTTTGGTCTGCCATAATTATTTTCTATTTCGTTTAAGGTATGGTTTTATATCTTTCCATTGTGTAGGGGCTTCATATTTCCCTTTTGCAATATCTATATCTTCATCGCCAACTAACCAATCGTTAGTGTTTAGCATTTTAAGGATTACTTTTATCATAATGGCTTATCTATTATTTCCTCCCAGTATTCAGTTCTAACATCCCAATCTTCTTCATCAGAGTTTGCGGTTTCTTGACCTTCAGTTGGAACTACATATTTTGGTTTTATATCAGTTGCTCTTAATAGTTTAAGGGATGATTTTCCAGTGGTGAGGTTTGTTTTAATACTCTCTATTAAGAAAACAATATCATTTATAATAACCTCATCATTTAACTCTATTTTAGAATAGATTAATGATGGGAGATGTGCATCCACAATAACCCTACGAGCATAAGGAGAGTAAATCCCAGAGATATATGTCTTGTAGAAGTTGTTGAATAGTGAATTAGGGTTTGTTTGCCTTGTCCACTCATCAAACTCCTCATTAAAGTGTAATGTCTGTGACTCATCCTCCTTAACATTAGATGGTCTATTATATTTCTGACTATTATTTCCATCACTCCACCTTATGTATTCCGTAGCAGAAACTAAATCTTGATTGACTATGTACAACAACAATGCTTCGCCAACAACTGGCTCTGGTACATCTTCTTTGTTGTCATTAACATATAGTCCTATCTGAATTTCTGATAAAGTGTAAGGAGGAGCAGACCTATTTTCAAGTCTTTCATACATTACCTTCTCAAACTTCGGCTCAATAACATAATCACCTCCGTCAAATAAATATTCATTTGTAGAGTTATTACCTTCATCAAAAGAATCAACCCTAAATTCTACATTACCGAAGTCATCGCCAGTTATTTTACCTTGATTAATAGCCAAGAAAGTCTTTTTCTCTGGGAATCTTAATGAAATATAACTATATGGGGAGATTCTCTCCACATTAGATTCAGAGATATCTATGTACTGCGTAATATCGTACGCAGTACCTTTTCGGTAATAACTATCTAAAGATTCTATAAATATCTCATATGTCCCATCAAGATGTCTGACCTCATAGGCAACAAGGTTGAACATCTTAAATAGGTCTGATAAGAAATCAATGATTTTCTTCTTTGGCATAGATAGTGGAACTAAAACATTCTCCACTAAACTTACCGCAGAACCACCATAGACAGAGACTCTTGTTCCATATTGTATGGATACATCTGTAATTGTCAAAGTTGGTATTACTGCACCAACACTATTCTCGCATTTAACAACAGTTATAATCTCCCAGTCTCCATCATATTCTTCATCTATATCAAAATCAATAGTTACATTACCACTTTCAGAATAAGTTGCTCCAGAAGTCAGCCAACTATAATCAACATTATTTCTTTTCAAGAATACTTTAGCCCAAACTGCTCCGTTATTAACTCCTTCTACTGTAAAATTTCCGCTAAATTTTCGTCCAGAAGTACCACTACTTGATACTTGTAATGGTCTAACATCACCATCACCACTTGTGTAGTCATATTCATTGTCACCAGTACCATCCTTAAGGTTTCTCCATAAGTTCAATACTAAAGTGTCGAATGTTGGGTCTGGTGTTTCTGGGTCAATATCATAATTCAAATAACCTTTGTCCCTATGTAACCACATAAATAGTTCATCAAAGGGACTGCCAGACCTTGCAGCAACAGAATTAATCCAGTCTTTATTGAATTTTATTTTAGGGAAGTTTGCCTCAATGGCATCAAATATCTTACTGACCCTAATGGCTGGTTTTAAGTCAGCGTGGTCTAATCTATCAGCAGAGGCAACCGTATACCCAGCCGCTTTCTCTTCCTCTGATAATAATCTGTGAAACTTTTGGTTATCATACTCAAATAATCTCGTATGGGAAATTAAAGGGTATTTGATGTCCCCATCTGGGTCTTTAGTGACAAATCTTGTCCCATCTGGAGCAACATAGATGTCCAACCCCTCTTCAAATCCATTACGAACATTAGTCACATTATACTCGTGATTGTATTGGTTTAGGGATGATAGGTCACGCAGTTCTGCCTTCCCTAAAATGTCTTTTAATGATGATAATTCACCGAAGAATTGAATGTCATAAGATAAAGGGGCGTTGTCTTTTAAGTTAACCTTATTGAGTTTTATGTACCCCTTCTTAAAGTCAAAACCATTTAGTTTCAATATGGCTTCGTGCTTCCTACGAGCATCGAAGCCATTTAGAACATTATGATTATGAAAATACTTAAATATCCGATTATTGTTCTTTGATGCGGGGAGTTTAAACTGATTAGAATAAGCCGTAAAGACCTTCCCCACATCTTTAGCATCTTTAATTGAGTCGTTTAAACTGACATTGACCTCTGGGTTTAAGTCAGCATCAATCCAGTTGTCTGTTGCCAAACCAGTGATTTCATTTATAATCTGACTATTTATGTGTAATGATACTTGAAACATCTATCGTACGTTGTTTATTCTGTCGGCAGCAGCCTCAAATTCAAATGTGTAATTAATCATCTTGTCATTCAACTTGTTTTTAACTTGCATCTGTTGTGATGTCAAGTTAACTGGGATGATAAATGATGATGAGGTTTTTGGTAGCCATCCAATCCCTAAAGATGCTCTCTGCACTCTAATCCATATTTGCTCACTTAACATCATCTCAATAAAGATGTCATTATCCTCTTCTAAATACCATCCAGTGTTTAAAGTAATCATAATCTTACCATTCTTCATCAAAACAGTATTCTGATGTCTGGTTGTGCTATAAGAACCACTAACAAGTAGATTTCGTTTGTACTTCTCGTCTTCTGTGCTTAAAGAGACATCAAACCTCCCAAATGTGTTAACCTCTTGCATAGCCCCATAGCGATTAACAAAGAATACCTCTTGCACCCCGTAACGGGTGCAATCTTCATATTCTATGTAAACATACTCTGGAGAGCCGACAGAAAAATTAAACTTAATTCTGTCAGCATAAGTGCTAGTATAAGAAGAATCAATATATTGGATAACACTATCAGTGTCTTCTGTTGGGGTTAGTCCCGTAACAGTTCTAAATGATGTATAAGTCCCGCCAGATAGTGTCTGTAATTCATACCCAGTTAAAACGTCTTGTAAGACGGGAACTTTAACAGTGTTATTCTCATTAGTGCGGATAGTATCTTGTCCCATAAGGACATTGTCTGAATACTGATAATTAACCCCATCTTCAAAGTAACTAAACCCGTCTAACCCAGTTAACTGAACCGCAGTGTCTGTACCCGTAGTCCCATCATTATCGACCCATATGATTTGATACTGAACCCACACCGCATTACTATCTTGAGTCCCATTAAATGTAACCTCAACCAAGTCCCTTGCAAACTCTGCAATGTCTATGGTTGCATAACCATCAAAGGCAGTGGAGCGTAGTTGTATGCTCGGATTGCTTGGGATGTCAGCAGTTAAGTCCCCAGTCCACACATATAAATCCACAGTTATATAGTCGAGATTTAATCTTGTCTTACTTATAAAGTAAGGGGAGCGTAAAAATATTTTATTTGTCGGTAAAGCCATTTTTTCTTAATGTGTTTAGTAATTCGTCTGATGCCTCTTTTATAAATTCTATTGCTAATTCATCTAATAATTGTGTCTGTATTGTATCACTAAAAGCAAAGTCCAAAACACCAGTCCCTTTATATCCAAATCTTTTTATTGTCCCATTTAAAAAGATAGATGTTGCTATTGCATAAGCCGCTTTCTTTTTACTTGTAAACTTACCAGTCTTTTTCTCTCTACCTCTAATTCCTTTAGCATCCATCCACTGCATAATGGCGGTGGTGGATGGTCTAACTCTTTTAGTTCCTTTACTGATTGACTCTACTGACTTATCAAAAGAGATGTCTAATGTAGTGTCAGTTACTTTGTATACAACAGAGTCGTGACTCCTACCAGTTGCATAAGTACCATCTTGCTTTAACCTTGTCTTTATAGACTCGGTTATCTGCCCCCCATACTTATCTAATATGTTACTTACCCCCTTAAAGTCCATTAACAAGAACTAATATCATTAGGGACATCTATAACAAAAGATATACCCCACCCCGCTAACTTATTCTCAAACTCTTCATACAACATCTCTGCCTCTGGATTATTAACTAAAACATATTGCTGCTCCGCTAACGCACCTCTATTACCTCTTACAGATTCAATGAGTCCATTAACAACTTGTAATTGTGTGTTTAAGACATCTTGTAAATTAGTAGAGCCGTAGAATGAATTTTCATACTCCTTGCTCTGGTCAATCACATCCAAGCACATAAGGTCAATAGTGAAACGAATAGTCTGCCCCTCCATAGATGCTTTATTCATCCAAAAGTGTGACACTGGGAATATTGTTGTCTTATCAATGTCAACATCCCTAAAGTCCCCAAAGCTGACGTGATTCACATTCACGTCTGCTTGTAAATGGTCTTTTATAGCATCTAATACATTATATACTTGCCTCATTTTCTATATGCTTTTTTAATCCTATCCGATTCTAATTTATTTTTATCTTTCTCAAACTGCAACCAAGTTAACGCTTCGTGTATCTGTAAACTGGTGGCATCTGAAAGTCTAAGTGCATCTCCTCCAGCAAGGGCATAGAGGCTTTGATACCATCCATATCTCTCTGCAAACG